GTGACCCGGGCCATTAGCGCCGAGTTAATCCGTGGGCTAGGGGTGAAGTCCACGCTAATAGATTCGCCCCCTGCGGCGTACGCCGCCTGGTATGTCTCCACCGCTATGGTCATTGCCGCGATTTTCAGGGGTGCCGGTTCCGCTTCGAACGAAACAAGCGTGACTAGGTAACCGATCAAGACGCACGCCGAGTTGGCGTGCAAGTCGAGTACGAGACTGTCGGGTGTCTCGTACTCGATATCCAGATTGTCGGCCAGTTCCTGACCGGTTACCAGTGCCACGGCTATGCCTGGTTGTAGATTCCGACGATGCCAGCGGCAACGAACGGGAGAGCCGCGGCGTATCCGTAGATCGAGTAGTCGCGCCCGAGGTTCGCCGCTACATCGTTCGTCATAAGGCGGGGGCCGTCTTCTGCCCATTCAATCGACGCCCGGTTCGTGACAATCGCGTCTTGTGTTTCGTCTGTGGCGAAGGCGCGAGCCAACACGATCGGCAGACCGGCGACGGACAGATTGAGTGTGCGGGCGTTGAAAGTACCGGATACGTTATTCGGTGCGTAACTGTCGGGCATGAATGAAGTCCATCCACCAATTTTCTTGAATACAGCACTATTAACCAGGACAACATCGGCGGGTTGCCCCGTTGCGGTTTCGACGTCTACGGCTGCGGCGAACACGGCCTCACGGAATGCTGCGCCAGTTGTGTCGGCGCTGAAGTCGTAGTCGACCCCGGCGGTGTCGTTGGCCCATAGTGCAGCCTGGAAGGCGTAATCGGTTTCAGTACCGAACGCGCCGAGCATGATGCGCTGGTGAGCATCGACGTATGAGGGGTCGGTGCGTTCGATGACCTGTTGGGTCAAACGTGATCCGGCCGCGTAGGTCACCAGGTTGGCGGTGCCCTTTTTAATGTCAATGTCGACGCTATTCACTTCGTCGTTTTCTGCCGCTTGCGCTGCGACAATGGCCGAGAGGTCACCGTCGAAGTAGGGCCACGTGATTGTCATGCCCGAACCAACGGCGGAACTTGGTCCACCGAGTGCGGTAATGACGGGGCGGCCACGATCAAGGACGCCTTTAATGTCGCGGAGCCAGATTGGGGGAACGAGCCCGGGCGCGTCGGCAATGGTCTGCACATCGAGGGCGCGGTTTTCTGCGTCACCTTTGTAGACGGCTTTGCAGTACTCACCGAATGAACGGTACTCACTCATTGGGTGCTGAGCCTCTGACGTGTATGCCTTAGCGGCGATTGTTTGTACTTCCTCGCGTAGTGCTTTTAGTGATTCGCGTGCTTCAATGTCCACCGAGTTAACCTCGGTCGACTCGGTTGTTGGTACCATTGTTGCTCCTTCTTCTTCTCTTATGGCGCTCACTCCGGCTGTGGAGTAGGCAGGGTAGGGGGTTAGTGAGACTTCGAGTAGGTTCGCGGCGGTGTGTTGGATCGCGTCCCGTGCCTTAGACATAATGGATTTAACAGGGTTAAACCCGACCGATAGGCCCTTGATAGTGGAGGTACGGGCAAGTACAGCGGCATCGCGGCCTAGGGCCGTGTCCACTATTTCAAAGTCGATATAGAGACCGTCTTCACGGTTCTCGGCCCCCGTAATCTTCCCGACTGGTTCACCATGACGGTAGGCCAAGGGCTTACCGATTACGTTGGCTAGGTCAAATGAACCAGGGGCAAACGATTCACGTACACCACCGATCATTGTTTCGGCACCGTAGGGCACTGCCATGCCGTGACCGGATCCGACGATGTCGCCGTCTTGATTTTCGCGCTCTTGAAAGATCACGACCGATTCCGTGTTAAGTTGTTTCACCTTAGGACTCCGTTCATTTCACTAAAGACACCTAGACCGGGTAGGTCTAGGATTGTTTTTGCTTCTTCGACGTCGATCACGCCGAGAGGTAATAGTTTCGTGATCACGTCGGCTATTGCGATCGTGTTGTCGCGCAGGAAAGAGGTCGTATCGAAGGCGATTTGATAACCGGTCGGGGTGACATCGGGCATGGAAAGTCTTTGGGTAACTAGGTTCATCACGGGGCGTAGCGCCGTATCCAAAAGGTTCCGGTAAAGGTCTACCCGGTTCGAGTACGTCAGTGAAGATCCGGGGACACCGGCACCGACCCATATGGGGTCAAGATTGGCTAGGCGTGCTATTGCGATACTTGCACTGTTTTTTCCCTCTACGAGTTGCACGTCGCGGGCTGAGAATCCCATTACTTGCGCGTCTATCGTGTTGTTTAGGTAGGCGGTGCCACGGTTAGCGCGAGCTTCCTCCCACGCATCAAGTAGGGAGTCAACCTGGTCGGCGGGGAGATCCGGGCCGGAGTTCTTGAGAGCGACTGTGGGTATCGGGGTTTCGGAATACATGAGGGTCGCGGCTTCCAGTGCTGCCGCTGTAGTGATCGCCGTTGCCCCGTTGGCGAGCCATCCGCCTTCCCCTGACCCGTAGAACTTGATGACGTCCCGGGTCGGTATTTGCCTGGCAAGATAGTAGAAGGGGTCGGCTGGTGGTTGCTGGTTGGCTTCGATCCCGGCGTAGTAGGGCGGTAGGTCGGTAGTGTCCTCGACCCGCATAACCTCGACAGAGATCGGGTAGCCGGCGAAGTCCCGGTCGATCACGCGCCAGTAGGCCCGATCAAACATGAGTAGATCGGAGAGTGTGCGCTGGATGACGTTGGCGTACGGGTAGATCGGGCTCGGCTGTGACAGTAGTTGCCGGGCCGGTACGGGTTGCCCGTCAAAGTATTCGCGCAACGGGAACGCGCTAATAGTGTGCGTGTAGGTTTTGAGGGCGTCCACAAACGCGGGGACTTGCATGGCTGTGGGTCGAGTTGATCGACCGGCCAACTGGTTAGTGAGTAGGGCGTATAGTCCCGAGGATTCACGTACGTGCGCGGTTGCAGGTTCCTGTGCTGTCGCCATTGTCCGGGAAAGGGACTCTTGACCGCGCACGAGTGAAAGGGCTCGGGGGAACACCATGGGGCCAGTGTAGCCCCTTACCACGGTTTGATCGCGTTTACGTGTGTTTGCGTGATTTATGCGTGTCGGCGTGTCGGTCTACGTGATCTAATCATCGCCACACTACGAGGAGCTTTAGCCGCCTGGCTAACCGCAAACATTACCGCCCGGGCGGCATAAACCCCGTTGCGGCCCATAGGGGCAGTCAGTACCCAACCGCCTTGCCGCTGGCTTATCTTCGAATTAGCAAAGTGTTCCTGCAATACTTGACTCCCGTCGTGGCGTAATTGTTGGCGGCTAAAAAGATCCTGGAGGACTTGCGTTGCGCTGACCGCTTCACGCTGACCCACGAGGGCATCAAACTTTTGGCGTAGCCGCTCCACATAACCAGGCGTCACTTGAATATAGAGGCTCGGATGTTCGGCCCGGATCTTCTCTAGTTGCTGATCGACCTCCGCTATCGTCCGGTGAGTAGTGACGCGTACAACGATTAGCCCCTCACCGTTAGGTGCTGCTATTGCTATGGCGTGACCCATCCCATCAAAGTCAGTCTCGACCGCTACCGACCACGTACCGGCCTCGGGAAGTCTCACCTCCGGGTCGAGAGTTCCCGTCCACCACTTATCAAGTAACCAATGATCCGACCGGATAACCCACTGGTTGCAGTACTGCCTCCTAAAGGCGCTTTCCTCAATGCGTGCCCATTGCTCTGCTAGGAAAGTCTCCCGGCGCTCCGACCACTCAGGGCTCCCCCACTTCCATGTACTAACGAGTTCCGGGTCGGCCTCAGCCGGTGCACTCCACTCCAGTAGTAACACGGTGGATGGTTCATCATCGTCCAGGCGGTCCAGTGCCCGCTGCCGGTAGGACTGCATGAGATCACTTTGTGAGTCCCCGGCCGTCGAGACCAGGTAGATTTGTGGTTGTTCACGCATCACCATGGTCGGGGCTATTGAGTCACTAATCACGCTTTGGGGGATTTTCCATGCCTCATCGCAAAACACCATCGAGACCGAATAGCCCACACCGGCGGAATCGTTGGCCGCATGAATCAACCACCGGTCACCCGAGGGTAGTTCGATCCCGGCGGCCTCGTTGCCCCACTTAACCGACTTCTTCCCATAAGTCTCCGTCGCCCACAATCCCGCCGGCCTCATAACCTCCATCGCCGTAGATCGTTTATTAGCCACATGCAAGATGGTTTGGGTCTCACCAAACTGCTCCCCATGATGCAGCCTCCACATGCAAATAGCCCGGCTTAGCCACGACTTTCCCGACTGCCGGCCCACAGTAATAATCACAGCCGACCAAACGAGCTTCATATCTGCGTCATGCTCCAGTGCTCGATCCAATGCGTACCGTTGCCACGCAAACAATTCCATCCCAAAAACGGTAGTAAGCCACGCCGCCGCCTCACCACCAAACGAGCCTGTAACCACGCTAGGGGCCTTAGTCTCTAACCTAGGCATAACGAACCCTAAGGCGTGAAGTCGCGGCTCTGTGGGCTTGTACCGGCCCTCCTCGGCCCCACTTGGGGGGAAAGGCCTG